ACTGCTGGTAAGAAACGAAAAACAGCATAACCGTTACCTGATTTGTCTAGTTCTGGCTTCCAGAATCTATCATCTTGGTATGAGTTTGATTGTTTTTGTGGTTCTGCAACCTTTGATAGTTCACCCATTAGGGTGTCTAAGTTGTTTGAGCGTTTTAACGCTGATAGACTTGATGTCATATTTTTTCTCCGTATGATTGTATTTGTATTATTATTGTATCGTTCTGTGCTGTATATATCGCACCTTTATATTTATAACAAAAGTATATCTCAAATTGGAGCGGAAGAGAGGGTTCGCACCTCTGACTACAGATTGGAAACCTGTCGTGTTACTTTTACACTACTTCCGCATGTTTCTTGATATATGTGTATATTATACACTAAGTTCTTTCCTTTGTCAAGCGTTTAGCCCTAAATAAATGCCAAATATAAAAGGTATTGTGCAAACGACAAAGTAAGCTAAAAAGAAAATACCTATTATTCTAAACATTATTCAATTCCCATTTTGCTAGCTTGCAACTCTGCATCAGCATCTGGTTTTATTAAATCACAATTGTAAGACATAGTTCTTCTTATTCCGTCACCATTAAACGGATAAACTCCGTGTAACATTGTGTATGGGAATATGTAAAACTCGCCTACTTGAGCATCTACTCTAAATTGTGATACGCCAAGTGGGTCTTGATTGCCGCCAACAAATTCTAAGTAACCGTTTGATGGGTGTTCTTCTCTCGAATATTCTTTACCATATGACTCAGGTCGTTTTAAGACTAATACAGATGATAATCCTAAGTCGGTCATCTTACTTGTATGGTAGTGAAATGGATTATATTCATTCTCTCGCATTTCATTTATCCATGCATTTGCCAAACTGATACCCCACCAAGGCTTCTGAATGTTCTTTAAATACTGGGCAAAACATTGTACAAAGATTTGTTTTGTGTTTTCAGATAATAAATCTGTTACTAACTTTTCTTCTTCAATCTTTCCAGCAAGCGATTGATTGTGTGCCTCTAAAGATTTTGAGTGTTTATCATACGCCTCATTAATCTCATCAATTACTTTCATAGGCAATACAATTTTTAAAATTATACTACCCAATATTGTCTGTGTCATTCCAATAGACTCTACATTTTCTTCTATTACTTCTCTTTCTTCAGCCATCATATCTCCTTTACTTTTTTTCTTAATGTTATTTTATATCTCGGTGTATCGTATTTTAAAAATGGTTTGTATCTTGCCATTCTATCGTGCATCTTAGGCCATAATACTGTTTCTAAAATGTCTTTATCTAATCTATTTGCAAATGAAAGTATATCTTCTAGTATCACAAATGTTTCAACACATATCTTCTTAGAGAGAACCATCTTCAATATAGGCGGATGTTGCCCGTCATGTGATGTGAATATATCGTCAAACTCTATTTTGTTTGCAATCATTCTTTCTAAGATGTAATCTATGTCTTGTTCATAATAATAATGTAATGACTCTAATCTCTTAGACCACTCTTTATAACTTTCGTCACCAGTTGAGCCAATAATATCGCCAACCCATAGATTAGTATTATTGACAAAGTTACTAACAAAGTAATCGACCACAGTAGTGCTGTTATAAGTGCGACTAAGTTTGTGAAAAAAATATCTATCCCTTCTTTTAGTGAAGGTTTCAAGCTTTGCAGTTGTTCGTCCGCCGTGTCTATGAAAGTCGTAACTTCTGTTCTTGCTTGTGAAATGTAATTTGATTGCCAAATAGACTTTATATACTTCAAAACCATTCATTCTCCTTATATGGGAAGTTGTGGCACTTTTTCTACATTTAGTAGATTAAGATTTTGTGCCTCATAAGTCAACTTCTCTTTGAGTCCTTTGTTTACTAGTTTCTTAGAATCGCTCGGGTCGATTCCGTTCTTTTCACAATAATGAAGAATAGCATCTATGTAGCTCATTCTTTTTGTCTTAACTAATTCTTCTATTAATATTGCAAACTTGTTGGGCGTAATTATCATTTTCATATTTTAATCTCATCTAAGTTTATATATTTCACATTGCCACAATCTTTCAATTCTTTCTGCTCAACAGCATTTACTTTGTAAAACTTTGTGTCTTTAAATCTGTTGAATATGTTCTTATCTTCTTTACCGTGTCCAGTAAGGTACACTTCTTTAAAAAATCTTTTCATATTATTGCCTTGAGTTAGTGCCAGTTTGGGTTAGAAGGTACTGGCAACCCCCTTAGCAACTTAAGCTGCTAAAGCGTACTGGTTAGAGTTTGCTTTTGTTTTAGTTTTAAGTCTTAGGACTATCCTCTCTTGTAATCTTTCAATAGCAATGTCGAAGTCCATTTCATCCCCACCAAAATATTTTAGGGATGACCAAAATACTTTGGTGGAGATGTTGGGAATCGAACCCAAGTCCATCACCTTTACTCCATTACCGTCAACAAGAATTCTTACCATCTTCTAGGCACTAGTCGTTCTGACGCTTCGCCCAAGACGGGTTGAGCAGTATCTTGTTCTGCCCAAAATTCATCTATCGCTGGTTGCAATAGTGGTAAATAATCTTTCTTATCTTTCACAAATGTCTGTCGAGTACCATCTTCACAGACAATTAGTACAGCAATCTGGTCAATTGATTGACCATATCTTTCTTCAAACATCTCACAATAGGCAGTACATTGAATGAAATAGTTTTCAATCCATTCTTCTTTCTTTTCTTTTGTAGATGTTTTAAAATCAATAACAGTTAGTTTGCCATCATACTCAGCGATACAGTCAACACGACCTGCAATACCCCATTTATCACTATAGAGTCCGCCTTCTTGCATAACAATATTATTTATATTATCAAGTTCTGGCTTGAGTTGAGTGAACATAAAGAGTGGTAACACCTCTTGATTTTTTAGTTCTTCATTATTTAAATAGTTCTCAGCAAGTTCATGCACAGCAGTTCCTCGTGAGGCAGCTGCTCTCATTATTTTATTTGCAGCATCTTCACCAACTCGTTCACGCCATTTCTGAATGCCTTCTTTCGCTCTGCCACCAAGAACAGTTGTGATAGACGGATACTTATTTCCGTCTGGTGTTACATAGAATCTTTTCTTGTTGATAGTTTCTGTGAACACCTCTGGTATCATGTTATCAGGTATAGGCGCATGAGTGAATGTTTTCCACTCNTTATCAGGATATTTTAGTTTCATTAAATCGTTTAAAGCATCAGTCATTATAATGCCTCATATACTTCTTCAACAAGCACTTTCTTAGTTTTGCGTTTATCCAACTCAATACCGTGGTCACGACCAACTAATTCTAGTTGTGATTTGGTCATTGCGTTGAGTTCATCTTTTCCAAGTTTAACGCAGTCTTTACCGCCAGGGTTAAACATACACTTGAATGTGTGAATACACTTACCGATAAAACTTTTCTTATCAGTAAACATTTTTGATTTGTCAATAGCTTTTGCCATGTCTTTCTCCTTCTTAATATATTAGATATATTATATCAGGTTACCAGACATTTGTCAAGCGTTATCCTCTAGTTATTTCTACTATTTTTTTGAGTTGTGCTTCGATTACTTCTGCACGATTAGGCCAATGAATATAGGCCTCAGGTGATTTGGCAAGTTTAACAAGTAATGGGATGATTAGTTTCTCTAACTGTTGAAACTTTTCTTTTTGAATTTTGCCAAGATTGTCTTTTCTCAAATCGTACTCATCGTCCATTTGTGATTTTGCAATCTCTAATTCAACCTCATGTTTATCGTCAATCTTACCTGATGCTGTTGATACTTCTCTAAGTATCTTGTCTAGTTTAGTTTCTAACCTTGATATAATCTCAGTAGATACTGCTTTACCAACACCATCAGCAGTCTGTTGAACTACTTGTTGTGTTGCCTTTGTGTCTGCGACTGTTTGGTCTGAAGGTTTACTTGAAACTCCTGTGAATCCCCAATCACCACCAGTATCAAACCCGTCTAAAAAATCAAAATCTGCCATAGCGTTCTCCTTGTATACTACTATTTATACGAGTGGCATATTATTTAATTGGGTTCTGTTTCGCCATTCTGCGTTTGGCAAGTGTCTTGTGTTTCTCTCTGACTTGATTGACCTTTATGTCTGTGATACTGGTCTTACCGTATTGTTTGTTGAGGGCACTAGATGGGTGTGCTTCTGAAATCTTAGCAAGTGTTTCTTTCCAACCATCATCAGTCTTAGCATCAATGTTGTCGCCTTGACCGCTGGCAATATTTACTGTTTTGATTAAGATTTCAGCGTTGTTTTCTTCTTTATATGCATCAAGTTCAGATATTCGCATATTTTTTTCCCACTCAACGCCTGTTGTTTTATTTCTAAAGTCGTATGTTGGCATTTATTCCTTCTGTGAACCATGTTGGTGTTGTAGTTTTCCATGTTGCAAAACTTCTCTTGTACTTTATATAGTAATCTCTGTAAGCAGTAATACTGTCTTTGTTTTTTACATCATCAGGCATCGCTTGTAAAGGTTGTGTAAATGGTACATTAGGAATATTTTCTGGCACTTCTCTGAGTATGCCTTTCAGTTTGATAAACGACATATGGTCTTTGCCATATCGTGTTTTGAATTCTTCATGCAAACAACACCACATGTCATACAACCATTCGTAGTTCTCTTTACTTTGTCGAAGCCAGATGTTACTAGGGTGATTGACATGACAAGATTTGTAGAGGTAATGGTCTCGTCTTGGGTGAGAGTATGTTTTCATTGTACGACCAATCTTATTCAAACGAGTAACTTCTTTGCCGTCAAGGACTCTGTGAGCAGTAGACATTAGTTGAGCATACTCAACCATCATTTTACTGCTGTGTTTGTCAAGGTGCATTTCTGCACAAACTTTTGGGTCTTTGTCTAGGTAAAATATATTCATTCTGTTTCTCTCTCCTTAGGTCGCATACAATCTGGGAATATCTTTAATGGTTCTTGTTCTATCCATATGAGTTCTGGTTTTTCAAGCCCATGTTCTATGTAGTCTGCCCACTTTATTACTTTGACTGTGCCGTCACCTTGTGGGATTCTGTATTCGCTATTCATACAAGTATTATACTATGTTTTGATAAAAAAGTCAAGCGATTATAGGTCATAAACTCCTCTTATGTTGTTTTTAATTACTGAACGAACCAAAGGAATATAGTTCGGGTCGGTTGCATATGAATCAAGTGTCATTGCCAACTCCATACCATCTGGTATTACTCCGTCATTAAGATGTCGTTGTCTTAAGCTTCTGAACGCTTCATAAGCCCACACTTCATTAATAATTCTTACATAGTATTCTACACTATCACATTTGCTAGCAAACACTTTGACGCCCCAACCAGGCCAGTTTGTAAGTGTTTTTGGCAACATGTAGTTATCATTCCTATCAAAAGTTCTAATGCCAAAAAGGTTGTTAGCTTCATTTGCAAATCGACTATCACCCCAACCAGTTTCAACAACTGCCTGTGCCACAATCAATTCATTTGGCACTTGTTTGTGAATAGGCATATCTTTGTATAGGTGTTCAATACAAGAATTAAGCGAGTAAACAAATAAAGATTTTGTTTTTGTTATGATAGTAGGTTTGTCAATTACTTTTGCTTCAGTAGATGTAAAAGCAAAAAGAGCTATTGCCAAGATACATGCAGTAAATACATGTATCACAGTTATTTCAAACTGTTTCTTTTTCTTTTTGAGTTTGTTTCTTCGTAATCTTTGAGTGGCGTATTTGTTTCTAATCATAAAAAAATCTCCATGCTTCTTCGTCTGTTATGGGTAGTTTCTCATAAGGTACCGTATCTTTCGGTAAAGGCAAATCATCAGTCATAATGTAAAAACCCTCCTTTCAGAGGGTTTTGAAAGAATATTAATCTTTTTTCATAAAGTTATCATCCCAACCAAATGCATCTTTGACTAGGTTAGCAGTAAATCCTTTGTACTTGTTGTTGACTTTCTTATTGACAACAGTTACTAAGAATTCTGCCTCTTCGGCACTAAGACCTTCTAACATTTGAATAAAGAGTGTTTCTCTTTTATTATTTGATAGTGTATTATCACCACCTTTTGTGAACAAATACAAACGCTTTGCTTCTTGTTGAAGTAAGGTGTGTTCTGTTCCCACAGGAGCATCATTCGCCACATACGGCACATCACCTTGTGGTAATAACCATTCTATGTTTGGGTCAAATGCACCTTTTAAAACCTGTCGTAAAGGTACTGAATCGTGTTCTTGCAGTACTTTTAACTTTTTAGGTTTGTCTTTTGCATTGTTTATCTTTGTAGCGATTTCGCTGAACAAAGGTGGAACTGCTCGGCCTGATTCTGCCATTGCAGCCATGCCTCGTCTAGTTGTTAATGCAGGGTGGGATTGTTGTGTTGCTTGCTCTTCTATGACAGAGCCATCAGGGTTTCTTCTGATTATCATGTTATTCTCCTTAACAGTTCTTTTGAAGTCTAAAATTCGTCAATGACTTCAATTAAAGTTTTAAGTTTTCTTGTAATAAAGTAGTTAAGAATCTTACTTCTATGTGCTACTTTAACCTCGTTAAATTCATCATATATTTTCGCCTCAATTTCTGGCGGTATTAGACTTAAATCAATTAGTTTTTGATTTCGGTCGTAATTCTGTTGTTCTTCAGGAGTCATAGTCATAACCATTTCGTTTAACCATGCCTCAATTTTCTTTTTAGTTAAAGGTCTTTGTCGTCTGCCTTCAATAAAAACATTATCATCTGACAATACATTTGGGATGCCATCACTTCGGTCACCTTTTAGTATATGCTCTTTAATATATATACTCGGGTTTTCATCTTTTCCTATAAATTTGTTTAACACAGGACTGTATTGTTGTACATTCTTATTGTGTAACTGTATGAAATCTTTGTCGCCAGATAGTATCAGTATCTTCTGGTCGTGATGTTTTCTTACTAGAACAGCAATAATATCGTCTGCTTCTGTTGTATCTAGTTCAACATATCTGTATGGCATATGTTCTTTGAGTTCTCGTCTGATTGTAGTTAGAATCTCAAATATCTTAGCCCAATCATGGTCTGATTTCTCTCGTGATTCTTTTCGGCCTGCCTTATAGTTTGGGAATATCTGCTTTCGCCACACATTACCACTATCACAAGCAAGAACCATTTCGCCATACTTATCACGAAACTTTTTATTATGCCCACGAAGTGAATTCAACACCATGTGTCTGACTAAATCTTCACTTAGTTCTGGTGCATTACGACCATTAATCTGAATCATCAGATTAGAAATCATTATTTGACTTAAATCAACTAGTATCATAATCTATCCCATTACCATATCGAATGCTTCTTCACGGCTCATTGCCCATTCTCGTAAAGCATCATTTGCTCGTTTATCAAGTTCACGCTTTTTGAGGAACTTGTATACTGTACCAGTTGTGTTTAGATTGGGTTTAGGGTCGTATGAAGTGCCGAACGCAAGTTCGTCTTTGTTTGCATATGAATATTCAATGCCGTTGATATCTTTTGCCATTATTTACCACCTTTTTTCATCATAATATAGTTATATTATACACGAATACTGGACTCGTGTCAAGCATTATTCCACTTATTTAGCGTCTTTTTTTAGCTAATTCGTTGTTAATCCACGCCTGTGCCATTGGCGATGATGGTTTACTTCTGACTAACTTTTGAATTTCTTTGTAGACTTTGATATTAACATCTTCAGCCTCTACACTATTATCTACTTCAACAAAGTTCTTAGAACCAAAGATAGCACGAAGTTTAGGTATGTTCTTTTGAATTTGTCTATGACTGTTGATAACGATTGGTTCTGGCACACTTCTTGGTCGCAACTCATTTCGTTTAAGTGCAACCTCTAGTGTCGTATTTACAAACACCATGTAAGTATCATAACCAAGGTATCTCATTGATTGGGCTTCTGCTTCGATTCTTGCAGTATCTCGTGCAGTAGAGTCCATTATCAACCCCAAACGACCATCAATGGCATGTTGGTGCATGTATGCAGTACCTCTTTTTGCTCTTGTCCTAAGTCTATCTTTAAGTTTTGTTTGTTTAGTAGTAAAGGCCCCCATTTGTTTTAAGTTAAGGCCTGCCTGTTTAGCATATCTCT